TACACTATAGAGTGTGCTGACATTATCTTCCCTGACTGCCCACCACCTACTAACTTTACAAGGGCAATGCCTGATGAATTTAAACATGACACAAGCATTGACACTTTTACTGCTTACAAGAATTACATTGGCAGCAAACCTTGGGTTGCATCTAATTATCTTCGTGACCCATCCAGAAAACCGAATTGGTTATGACTAGCGAATTACTACTTCGGGTATACTTAGCAGCAAGACGTAAAGCAAGACCTAAGTATCCACCAAAAAGAAAACATTACAACGTACACACCTATGGGTAGCGATCTATTAGCATTAAGAGACTTACTTGCATCATGTCCACCAGTATATACTTTACCTGGTACATGGACTAAATGTAATGCAGTAATACCTCATGCAAACTATAATCCAAACTTTACATTTGGAATTTCTATAGCAGTATTTGTTATACTGTTAGCAGGGTTCGGAGTTTACAAAGCATTCTTTGCCAACGCAGACCTAGCAGATCCTTGGGACGATCATGACGACTAATTATGGACTTGAGATTACCTTCTGGGTAATCCTGACACTGTTTCTTATCTACTCTGTAGAAGAACGTAAGAAATGAAGATTCTAAAGACACCTTTACGTTATCCTGGTGGCAAATCTCGTGCTGCTGCAATGCTATACAAGTGGTTTCCTTCTGGTATCACGGAGTATCGTGAACCATTTTTAGGTGGTGCTTCTATGGCATTGTATTTCAGTCAGTTGCACCCTGATGTACCAATTTTTGTCAATGATCTGTATGATCATTTGTATAATTTCTGGTATCATCTACAGCGTATGGGTGATGAGTTATCTGAAGAGTGTTATAAGATCAAGTTTGACAATCCAGAACCTGCATCAGCAAAAGCATTGTTTAAGCAAGCGAAGGATGAGATAAAGAACGTATGTGGTCTGCGTCAGGCAACCTTATTCTGGGTACTGAACAAGTGTAGTTACTCTGGACTAACAGAGAACTCATCATTTTCTGAAGCAGCATCCATACAGAACTTTTCTCTACGTGGTGCAGAAAAACTTAAGAAATATCCACCCATTATTAAGAACTGGACTATAACAAACAACGACTATGCTACACTGATGAGTGAAGCATGGACAGCAGGTAGTCACCCAGAACTTAGTATCAATAAAGGTAAAGCATTCGTGTTCTTAGACCCACCATACAAGATAAAATCATACTTATATGGTTCTAATGCAGAGTTACATAAGGGATTTGATCACACTAGATTCAGAGATGTATGTCAAAGTTGTACTCAACCATGGATGGTAACGTATAATGTAGACAAAGGTATAGAAGAAGCGTTTGCGAACTACCGTCAACAATATTTTGACATCACATACGGTATGCAACACCGTGCTAATAACAAGAAGCAAGAGTTGCTAATAACAAACTACGATGTAGCACCAGTAAACCCACTTGAGGCAATCCTTTATGGCAGAGTTTGAGTTTCCTTTAAAAGATTATCTAAACGGTATCAACCTTAAGATGGGTAACCTTGAGGACAATGAACGTGCTATGAAAAAGTATCCAAAGTTCGTTGTAAATCAGTTATTGAGTGAGCATGTTGACTGTGTGTTACACGTCAATGAAATGAACAAATATTACAGTCTAGACAACGCATTACAATATCAATATTTTCTATATAGTATTAGGAAATCGAAGAGATTTTCTCCTTGGACTAAAAAATCGACTGATAGTGACATAGAAATCGTAAAAGAGTTTTATGGTTACAGTAACGAGAAGGCAAGAACTGCTCTAGCCATCTTAACTCCTGATCAACTAGCGGTCATCAAAGCGAAACTTGATACTGGAGGAACAAAATGAGTGATGAGATCAGTTGGTCTCAAGATATGATGCTTGAGGTTTCATTAAAAGAACCAGACGACTTCTTAAAAATTAGGGAGACACTTACCAGAATAGGTGTAGCGTCTAGAAAGGAGAAAAAGTTATATCAATCTTGCCATATACTACACAAGAAGGGCAAGTATTATATTGTTCACTTTAAAGAACTGTTTGCACTTGATGGTAAGCAAGCAAACATCACAAAGAACGATATAGAACGTAGGAATAGAATTACAAAACTACTATTTGATTGGGGGTTAATCAATCTCGGTGTGGAAATCACTGACATTGCACCTCTTAATCAGATAAAGGTGCTTAGTTACAAGGATAAAGGTGACTGGACACTAGAATCGAAGTACAATATAGGGAAGAAGAAGGTCACTACTGAAGCATGAAACTACTTGGATTGAGGATCGATGACCACGACTCCAATATCACTTATACTAATGGTACTAAGGTACGATATTTGGCAACCGAAAGGTTATTTGGTATTAAACATCATGGATATGATAACGTATGGCAATGGGAAGATGTCCTAGACAGATGGGATATCAAGGTAGAAGATCTAGATGCCATTTGTATTATTACAGACGATATTGAGTTCGATACTAATGAATTGTATCGGGAACTTGATATGGGATTCCCTTGTAGAACATTTGCTTTAGACCATCACTATGCACATCACCTTAGTCTCTGGCCACTAGGTGACATACCTGAGATAGGGTATGTTTATGATGGTTTTGGTAACAATGATAAGTCATATTCTAAATTTGTAAACAATAAACTAGTAGACTCTGGTGATGTTAATGACATCAGTTCTATTGGTGTAAAAATGGCAGAAGTAGGACGTGTTTTAGGTCTTTCTTCCGACCCACATGGACTAGATTTAGCAGGAAAAGTCATGGGTCTTGCTGCCTATGGTCTTATAGATAAAGAGTATTACGAAAACCTATCTAACTTCTCACTTAATGAGATGAGGGGTATATGGAACTACAAATCATGGCATAGGAAGTGGGATAATGATTTTGATATTAACTGGTTGAGGACAGTACATGAATACACTGGAGACAAGCTTGCTGAACATGTTAGCAGTACCGATGTCATTGGTTTTAGTGGTGGTGTTGCACAGAATTGCTGTTTTAATGGTAAGATCAAAAGAACAGGTACAAAGGTAGTCATACCACCCCATGCAAATGACTGTGGTTTATCACTAGGTGCTGTGGAATTCCTCAGACAGAGGTTCCATGAGGTACCATTTAGTAATGAAGGGTTCCCATTCTGGCAAGATGACGAAGCACCAGAACAAGAAGCAGATGAAAAGACTATAGAGAAGGGAGCTAAGTCATTACGTGATGGTAGAATACTAGCTTGGTACCAAGGTCATGGTGAGATAGGACCAAGAGCATTGGGTAACAGATCTATACTCATGCAACCACAAAATAGAAGAGCGAAGCAATATCTAAATGAAAAAGTAAAACACAGAGAAGCATTCAGACCATTTGGTGCTGCTGTATTGAGAGAAGATGTATCAAAATATTTTGATTGTGATTATGATGTACCTTATATGAATATGTCAGTGCAAGTTAAGGATACAAGACTCACATCTATCACACATATAGACAATACATGTAGGATTCAGACGGTTGATGGTGATGGTCATTTTGCTAGACTCTTAAGGAAATATAAAGAGATGACAGGTGAGTCTGTTATACTAAATACGTCACTCAATATCGGGGGATCGCCCATAGCGTCTAGGATCTGGGAGGCAAAGGAATTATTTTCCAAGAAGGGTATACAGGACATGGCGATCGGTAATAATTTTTATGATAAATAGGCTTAGTGACCTAATACAGAGCAATGGCAGAAGTAAAAGAGAAACCTAAAGGTCCTCTCGGTAAACTTAAAGAAGTAGCTGAAGATAAAGAAGAGCAACTAGCTTATCTAGCAACACTAATAAGAGTGGTAGTACTTGTGTGGTCCGCAGGAATTTTGACTTTAAATTATGTTAAAATACCAGGTTATGAACAAGGAGATAAGATAGATCCAACTTTCATAGCTTCGGTCTTCACAGGAACTTTAGCTACCTTCGGGGTCGCTGCGGGAGGTAAGAAAAAGAATGGTGCAGACGGTGGTAGTGCTAACATATCTAAAAAAGATATGGAGTTTCTTATCGCTAAGGCATCAGAGACTGCACCTGCTCAAACAATAAGGATCGAATCTGGTCCTGTAAAGATCGTCCCAGATACAAAGTAAGACAATGAACAAGTGGATTGGAATTAGTCTAGGAACTATTTTCGGTATATCACACATCGGAATGATAGGTTTACTAGCAACAAGAAAAGGATCAGAGATACCAATAATGACTCCACCAGTGGGTGATTACACATCTTATGTTATCTCTGCAAATAAGGAAGGATATAAGATCAGTTACACTGCTAACGATCCTAAGACTGCATACATCACTAAGGACATCAAGAAGAAGGGTGGTTTCTTAGGACTTGCAAACAACACAAC